GTTTCCCCTCCAGCCCGATGCGGCGGCGTTACCACTCCAGCCCGATGCGGCGGCGTTGCCACTCCAGCCCGATGCGGCGGCGTTGCCCCTCTCACCCGATGCGGCGGCGTTGCCCCTCACACCCGATGCGGCGGCGTTTCCCCTCCAGCCCGATGCGGCGGCGTTACCACTCCAGCCCGATGCGGCGGCGTTGCCACTCTCACCCGATGCGGCGGCGTTGCCACTCTCACCCGATGCGCATTCCTCGGTTGCGCTCTCGCACTTATCAAACACAAACCGCACACCAGCGTTGATAACGCCTTTCAAGCCGATTTCCGCGCCAATCCTGATATGTTTGCCGCAAACCTTGCTGTCATCGCTGCTGCGCTCTCCGTTGTCCTCAATCTCCACCTCGCAGTACCGGCTATCTGTCGGTGCGTAATAGCGGAATGTGTCCAGTGGGTTTTCGCAGGCGCGGAATCCCTTTTTGCACAAAGAGGCGTTTTTCTCCTCGTACTCCTTGCCTACTTCGTACTGAAATCCTCTGCATTTCAGGTCTTTATCAAATCCCGTGTATGCTTTCATCGTCTTTCCCTCCGTTTGTGTTACTTCCCGTCCAGCTTGTCCACCAGCCGCATGAGCCAATAACTCACCGTTGCGGCTCCGATGATGACCAGCGTCAATGTGTACCCGTCCATCAATTCACCTCCGCAGCGAAAAGCGCATCGCACATACCCTTGCAGGGGCAGGCCGGGCAATCGCACTCCAGCGGGTTCTTATCTTCGCACAGCGCATCGTGCCGTGCCAGAAAAGCATCCTCCAGCGCCCTGTATTCTTGGTTGGTCATGTTTACTCCTCTCTCTCCTCAATCCACGCATCCAGCTTCTTTTTAAAAATCTGAAACACCCGGCTGCGGTCGGTGCGGATGCACACGCCGAAGGGGTACACGCCCTGCTCCAGGCCGTCGGCCAGAGTGTCAGAACAAAGGCTCAAGCCTTTATCTCTAAGATACTTCGATGCCTGGTGCAGCGTCATGGTTTCGATCATTTGTCATCCTCCTTCTTCAACAGCTCGTCCACCGTGCAGCCGTACAGCTCGGCGATCTCCGGCAAGCGGCTGGCCCTCGGTGCCTGCGTGCCGGTCTCCCACATGTAAACCGCCGCATCCGTCACCTTTAGTTTCTCGATGACCTGCCGGACACTTAGCCCAGCGGCCACCCGAGCGCTGCGAAAACTCATTCTGTCACCTCCAGTTTGATTCTTGCTTAGTTTCCGTTGAATACGGCGAGGAAAAGTGCAAAAGCTTTAGCCGGCTCCGCATCGTCCAACCGCCGGTCTAAGTGCTCGGCCGCCGCCACGATGTTACGGCATCAGGGCGGCTTTCCCTCTCCGCAATCAACAAAAACTAAGTTTTACTTGACAACTTAGCAAACTGTGGTATTATGGAAGTGCCAACAACCATTAATATTTTCCGCAGTCCGCTAAGTGCAGGGGGGCTTGGTTTTGTATTGCCTCCCGCCGATTCTTATTATAACTAATTAGAAGTTATAAGTCAACAACTTTCTATTAGTTTTTATTAGTTTTGGCGAACTGCACAATATACACGAGGTGCAAATGGACGCTATAGACAAAATAAACTTTTACTTGAGCAAAAAGGGCAAAAATGGAGCCGATTTAAGCCGTGCATTAGGGCTATCAAATAGCATTTATAGCCAATGGAATACGCGGAAAACTAAGCCGTCAAATGTTCGCCTTCCCGCTATTGCCGAATATCTCGGCGTTTCCGTAGAGGACATTATGCCGGACGATGTAGCCGCCCCCGCAGCTTCGCAGGGCGCAAAAAAAGCCCCCGATCTGGAGATCGAGGGCTTAATGGAAGATGAAGATTTGAAAGAAGCTGTCGAGCTTTTGAAAAAAATGGATAAGGAAACCCTGCGGATTTTTATCAAAGCCGCCCGCGGGGCTTTGGGGAATTAATTATGAGTATTTCGTGGGGTGAAATCGGCGTTTCCGCCTTTTCTGTTTTGGCATCCGCCGGAGTGTCTGTCTACATTTCTAAGCGGACAGCAAAAGCAGAAATCGAAAAGCTGCGGGCAATATGGGCGCACGAGAAAGAGGCCGCTTGCGATTCCGATTTTGATGCGATGGTTGCCGCCGTTTCCTTATATGCAAAGTATCCGGCTCCCGCAAACTTTCAGTCCGCTACCAACGCCGTCGGCATTTATCGCGCAAAAGCCACGGGAGAAACGGCGGAAAAAGTTGACGAACTCAGCCGTTTAATCGTGAGGGAATGCCCAAATTGCGTAGCAGTATCCGACCAGCTGCAAGCCGTAATTGAGTGCAAGCGTAAAGCGTAGCTTTAAAAGGTAGCCTTGCCCTGCTCTCCCTCTTTCCAAAACATATCAAGTTCACCGGCAAAAAGATTCCTGGCAATTTTGTAAAGCTCATTGATGGCTGTTTCGCGGTCAACGCCGTCCAGCTCAAGACCGATTTCGCGCTCGTAGCCGTTTTCTTTACTGATAGCCCAAATTTTCATTTTATCGCCTCCATAATTTTATCAAACTGATTGCGGGTCATTTTACTCGCTAAAGAAATCGCCTCAGAAAGTAACGCAATATGCTCTGCATTCTTTATTATATCACATTTATTTTTCGTTTCACAGCTTACAATTTCCATCTTTATATTTTTCTGCTTCCAATCCACATTATTTCTCCTTTCGGTTTATCTACCTATAGTCAAAATATGGCATTTGTTGCACAGTTTAGGGCAACAATACAAAAAATTTTTTAAGAAGGAGCATAATTAGAAATGGCTAAAAAATCTTCCTTTAAAATACCAGGGCTTTCCTTTAGCTGGAAACGTGCGCTTGGAATTACCAGCGCAAAACGCAAGATTGCAAAAGCAACGGGAATTCCTACAACAAAGGCGGGGCGGCAAAGAAAAGTCGGCAAGCTATTGGGGATTAAGTGAACGCCATAGAAAATTATTTCATATAGTCCCCACCGCCCCCGCACCGGACGGTGGGGATTTTTTGCCGCCTATCGCCGTCACTGGCTCTTGGCCGCATACCCACAGTATCAGTTTGTTGTTTGGCAAGTCAATCCAAAAACCGGATAATATGCGATTAGCCGGTAAAAACAAACAGAGAGGTTTGCCCAAAATAAGGCAGGAGGGGAAGAAATGGAAAAAACTTTGCAGGATATTTGCAGAGAGGCAAAGGAGTACCAGCATCTTACCACGCAAGACTTAGCCGATTTAACAGATCTGTCATCGTCCACGATCAGCAATTACTTTTCTGCGTCGTCAAAGGATCCAAGCCTATACAAAATGGGGCTTATATGCGCCGCCCTCGGTGTGTCTATAGATGAGTATTTTGGTATCGTAAAGAGACCAACCACGGAGGAGCAGCTGGCAGAGGCCCACAGAGCAATGGCCGATGCAGATGCAAAGCATAGCGCAGCCCTACGCATTGCGCACTTGGAGGGCGGCATGGAGCAGCTGACCGGATCAGTGGCAAAGCACGAAAAAAAGGAGCGCGTATTGCAAATTTGGGTGTATATCCTGGCGTTTTCGCTGTCAATTGCCGTATCCATAATATTTGGATATTTGGCGTTTGATTCAAGCGTCCCGCACACAGGGCTTATCCGCAACGGGCAGATTACATCAATCGGCTGGATGCTATTTGCTCTGCTTACGGTGGGCGTCGGTGTAATCATTGCTTCGCTGATTAATGCGCTGCGATATTACAGGCACCATCAAACTGATAAAAATATAGGGTAGGAGGATAAAAATGGGAAAAGCAATGAGGAGGGCCAACGGAACCGGGACAGTGTATAAGCTCGCCGGGCGCCGACGCAGGCCCTGGGTGGCTGCAAAGCAAAAAATCATTATAGGATATTACCCCACCAAAAAAGATGCTATAGCGGCGCTGGAACGTCTTGCAGGCAAGGATTTAACGGAGCGGTACAACATGACCTTTGCCCAGGTGTTTGACGCTTGGAAAGAGGAGCATTACAAAAAAATAGGGCCAAACGGTATAGAAGGCTATGACGGCGCATTTAAAATTTTTGCGCCGCTGCACGACCGGAAGTTCCGGGACTTAAAAACGGCGGATTTCCAGGGCGTACTGGATGCCCATATGCATAAATCCCATAGCACTGTGTCCAAGTATAAGCAACTCATAACGCAGATGTCCACATGGGCCATGCGCGAGGAGATCATCACAACAAATTTTGCAAAATTCGTCCAGCTCCCCGAAAACACAAAAAAAGAAAAAGAAACATTTACCGATGCTGAAATAAGCAAGCTGGAAGCGGACGGCAGCGACACCGCAAAAATTATCCTCATGCTGATTTACACAGGAATGCGCATAGGGGAATTGTTTTCCCTACCGGCTAAAGATTATCACAAAGATTATGTGGTCGGCGGTGAAAAGACGGAGGCTGGGCGAAACAGGATCATCCCAATCCGCCCCGAAGGGATCCCATACTTTGCCTATTTTGCAAATAAGGCTACTGGCCCACTGCTCATATCCGGCTATGCTGGGGAAAAAATCCCAGCAAACTTCCGCCGCCGGGATTATTACCCGCTTTTGGAAAAATTAAAAATCCAGCGCAAAACGCCGCACTCCACCCGGCACACCTATGCGAGCTGGGCGAGAAAAGCGGGGATTGCTCCGGAAACGCTACAGAGGATCCTCGGCCACGCCAACTACTCCACTACCGCAAATATATACGTCCATACATCAGCGGAGGAATTGGTGCAGGCCGTTAAAAAGGCGAAAATTTGTTAGTAGTTTGTTAGTTACCGACGGGAGCCAAGGCAAGCCCTTGCAAAATTGCTCTGCGAAAAGTTGCAAAATCGCAACAAATATTGTTATTCTTATTAACTTTTGTGCCTATATATTCAAAACGATTATAATTCACACGCAGGAGGTCACTGGTTCGAGTCCAGCAGTCTCCACCAAAAAAGTCCAGGAATCTCAAGGGTTCCCGGACTTTTTTATTTTCGCCAAGATTAACTTTGTTAGTAACGTGTTAGTAGTAGCGATTTAGGTTAGTTTTTTTAGGACGCTGTTATAAGCTTTCTCATTGACGATTTTTAGTGTGTCCATAAGCTCGTCCATAACTTCCCACGCCCTATCCTGCGCTACATTCCCGACCGCTTTCAAAAATTCACTGCCGGAGGGTTTTATTTTCTTGGCCGGCGCAGGCTCTGCAGAATACAGCATTGGGGGCGCTTTCGCCTGCAGTTGCTCCCCGCCTTGCTCGTTACGGATAATGTAGAGCGCCGCCAGTTTCTCATAGTTTGTCCAGCTCGATTCTTCTGTTTCAAGGCGAGCTATCCAGCGCTTGACCTCATTCTCGTCGACCATAGGGGCGCACCCCCTTTAGTCCTCGATCGTGTCCATGCAGCGCTGGATGGCTCTGCGGATGCTTTCGTCGTCGGCGTTGTCCAGCATCTCCTGCAACTGGCGCTTCATATCGTCCCGGGCACCGTCCCGGGAATAATGGCCGCGGACATAATGGGTGCCCCGGCGGGCATAAGAGCTGCCTTTACCATAGGTTCCGCGCATGTCCGCCTCCCAGTCACCGGCCTGGGAATATCGGCGCTGGGAATAGCCGTCATCCTCCAGCATCTCGATCTTGTCAATGTTTTTGATGGTGTCGGTCAGCTTGTGCACGATGTCGAGGTCACCCGCGCCAAGTTCTCCCTTGCGGGTAATCTCGTCCAGCTCCTTGCAGAGCATATCGCGCAGGTCATACATAGATTTCATACCCATTGTTCATTCTCCTTTCTCAGCAAACTCTTGTAATGATAAGGTTTGCGTTTCTCACGTCAATGTCCTCGCCACTAACGTTGCGGATGGACAGCGACGCGCAGCAGCCCTTTGTAACGTCAACGTACTCGGATGCCGCCACATTGAAAAACGCCTCCGCCGCTGTGGGCGTCACCGTCGCAACGGAGGACGGCAGAGGTTCACCGTCAACCGCAATGGCAACGGAGATGGGGCCGGGGGTCCCGCCGGCGCTTACGGCAATATTGCCGATAAAGTCCACCTTGTAGCGGACGCGGCACTGGGAGCAGTTACCCCGGAGATTAAACAGGCCAGAGCCTACGCGATGGGTCACAAGGCCCTTTGTGCAGGGGATCGGCGCCTCGGTAAAAAGCACGTTCTGATTTGCCGCTACGGTCTGTGCAGCAACAGCAGTGTATTCAGGCATGGAAAACTCCTTTCTAAAAATACAGCGGCGGAGCGATTGCCCCGCCGCGTTATCGTAGTATCGGCACGGGGCCGACCATTTCGCCGTTGTCGGCAAAAAGCTATGCTATGCAGTTGTCAGCAGCCGCAGCCCTGATTGCATCCGCAGCCGCCGTAACCGCTGCCTGCCCACGGGTTACAAGTAATGTAGGCAGGCGAAGGGCACGGGCGCAGCTGCGAGATCAGATAGTTGTTCTGCGCGGCCTGAGATGCCGCCAGCTTCAGATTCTGATTCTCGGTCTGGAGGTCGGACAGCTTGCTTTGCGTCAGGAAGTCGAGGATGGCGCGGCTGTTCTGGTTGTTCGCGTCAATGATGTCGCGCGTGGCGTTCTGCACGGTGTTGCGCGTGTCGCACGCCTGCGTCGCCATGTCGTAGCGCACCTGGGCGATAGCTGCACGGTTTTCGCAGCAGCAATTAGCGGCCTGCATCTGCATGGCGTTGAGTTGCTGCATCAGCGCCGCCTGCTGGTTGCTGCGGGAAAGCTCGGCCTGTGCAAAGCCGTTTGCCATCGCCATGTTGGTGCCATTGACAAGCTGCGCCTGCTGGTAAAATCCGTCGCAAAGGCCCTGATTTACACTGTCGATCTTGCGCTCGACATTGGCAAAATCAGAGGTCAGCACATAGCCGTCGACCACGCCGCCGGAATTGCCGGCGTTGTTTCCCCAGCCGTTGCCGCCCCAGCCGCAGAACACAAACAGGAAAAGAATGATGATCCACCACGCGCCATCGCCGCCGAAGCCGCCAAAGCCGCTGTTCATCATGCCGGTAGGCGCAACAGGCATAGTGGCCTGAACGCCGCCGTCAGAAAGAGACATAGTATCACTCCTTTGAAAAATTTTTATTCATCAAATCGTGGCCACGATGTTGATTTATGTTGATGATTACTGCATCAGGCTTTGAAACTGCTTCGCCATCTGCTGTAGCTGATTAAGCTGCTGCTGGTTTAGCCTACCACTCTGCAAGAGCTTTTCGACCTCGGCTTTGGGGTCGCCCTTGAAATTTGCTTTGAACTGGTTGAACTGCTGAACCATCTGGGCAAAGTTCCCCATAGGCCCCTGCCCGCCGCCCAGTGCGGCCATGAACGGGTTAGTCATCGTCCTCGTCCTCCTCTACCTTGCGCTTTTTCTTGCCCTTTATTTCGCCCACAAGCGCCGCCAGCGCGTCGAACTCTTTGCGGGTGACAAATTCCACGCCCGGCTTTTGCGGCGCGTTAGGGGCCGTTTCTGTGCGTTCTACGAGGTCATAAATCTTGAGCGTCGGTTTCCCGCTTGCGTCTGCCTGCTTGAGGTAAACGGTGGGGGCGGTGGAATCCCACAGTGCTACGGCAGAGTTGGGCGCGATGAGATAACCTCTTGCCTCCTGCTCGCCGCTTACCCACTGCACGCCGCCCTGCGCGATGGGGTTCTGTTGCACTGGCTGCGACATAGGCTGCTGCATGGGCTGCATCTGTGGCTGCTGCATCTGCCGCATCTGCATGAGGTTGTCCGGCATCGGCTGCGGATAATAGGGGTTGAAATAGGGATATGCCATGTTCATTCCTCCGTTTCTTTGTCCCAGAAATAAAGCGGGATTTCGTTCTCGCTGTTCCAGCTGTCATAGATGATCCCGTCCTGAACGCACACTACATGCCCAGAGAGGGCGAGAATATATGTCCCGCGCGGGTGCTCATCGGCAAACCTGCCGACCGTGTAACAGTCCGGGCAAGTGTCCGGTATGATGTATCTCCGGTAGCCTAAGGACCGCAGATACGCGCCCCAACAGGCGTTTGCATTGGGTAAATCACCGTCCAAGTAGCCACGCATGCACAGCCGGAGATAAACCTCGCCCCAATCCTTTCCCGTGGCCTTACAGATCGCACGGACAGTGCAATCGGACACGTTTTTCCCGCAGGGATTTGGATTAAAATATTTATACATGATTGCAACCCCTATATAGGCTTTCAGCAATTTCCACATACGCTAAAAGCCCCTGGGGATCGTCTGCGTACAGAATGCAAATATCCTGCGCCATTTGCGCGGTAAACCCGCATTTGATTAAGCGCTCGTACATATTCCCGCCTCCTTGCCTCTATAATAAAAGAAATCCGGGCAAATAAACTGCCCGGATTCTGCCTTGATTCTGCAATAATGTAGTTACAGTGTACACCAATTGTGTGCAAAAACGAAAAATAGCCGCACCCAAAAAGGGCGCGGCTACTTTTAGGAATCGAATGCATCCGCCAGTTTTTGGTATGCGCGGCGGCGCAATTTGTAAAATCCATCTACGCTGATATGTAGTTTTGCCGCCGTCTGTACGCAGGTGCGGCCAAAAACGTCCACGTCAATTACACAGGTTTCCTCGTCTTCCGGTAGCCCTACCGCACGGATTGTTTCTGTGGCGCGGCATGGTGCCATAGTGGATAGTTTTTTGCGGATCCTTTTGTGCTGATCTATCATTTCCCACGGTGTGCCGTGGAGGTGCGGATGTTTAGCACGGGCGTGAGGCCGGCGTAGCGGTGTCCTCTGCGCCCTCCAGTGGATTTATTTTATCCTTTATTTCAGCAGGAAATTCCAGCTGGCGGCACCGAGGATGCCATCCACGCCGAGGTCGTGGTCTGCCTGCATCCGGCGCAGACCGGTCTCCATCTTGGGGCCAAAGAGCTTGTCGCCGCTCCAAATTTCATCCGGGTAATAGCCCTTGTCCTTCATCAGCAGCATGGCGGCCCGGACGTCATTGCCCTCCATGCCACGGCGCAGCATACGCAGTTCCATGTTGATCGTCTCCTCCTTCGTCGTCGGTGCGGGCGCGGGCTTTGGCTGCTCGTTCAGCAGCGCCTTGACGCTGGCCTTGAACGCCTCCCACTCCGCATTGTTCTTCCCTGCCATCTGCCGGGGGCAGGACTTCCCGGTCACGTCGTAGTGCCGCAGGACGTAGGTGTCCACGCCGGAGATGCCCAGCAGCTTGCACAGCTCCGCCGTCAGTGCCGCAGCGTTGGCCTTGGTGCGCTCGGAAACATGGTAGTTCCCGGAGCAGCACATCTCGATGGAGATACTGTTGGTGTTGCGGCAGAGGGGATGTACCGGATCGGGAGAGCCTACCGCCCACGCCCGGTCACAGGCCGGGACGGACTGGTAAATGCTGTCCTCATCCACAAAGTAGTGTGCGCTGGCCTCCCGGTCGCCGCCTGCGAAATACTTGCAGTTGGCCTCGGCGGTGTCGCTGACGTTGCCCGTGTAGTGCAGCACCACAAAGGCCACGTCCCGCCCGCCCAGCCGGTCATAGGTCTCCTTGCTGGCCGGGATGCTGGTGTTGATGGGGATGCCGCCCGCCTTGGCAATGGGATATGCGGCAGTGATGCGCTTACCCATATCTCACTCCCCCTTGCTCAGCTGCTTGACAGCCTGATTGATGCCGGTGGCCGCCAGACCGCTGACAACACCCACGGCAATGGCGGTGATGGGATCGCCCGCCGGGAAGTCCGGGATGGGTGCCAGATAGTAGCTGACAGCCCCCAGCAGACCGCCGCAGACCCCGCACAGGATGGGGATCCACTTGTCGTTCATCCGGCTGGCCTTGCCCACCAGCCCCACGAGGTAGGTGATGACGGTGATGACCGCCACGCTTGCGATGCCAAAAGTTTCCATAATTTCTCCTTTCCGTGCCCGATTCGGGCACACAAAAAATGTTGATAAGTCTTTGGTTATCGGTTTAGTCGGTATTGTACATTCACTGCCGTCTCCTTTCTTTTTTACCCCCCAGTATAATCGTAAACGATGGTGGCATTGCTCGCGCCCCAAGGAGCATTTGCTACTTGCCCCTGCGACCACGGGACATAAATGGTAGACAGTTTTGTGCATCCGGAAAATACTCCATTTGGGATTGAGGATACCGTGCTCGTAAATTTGACCGTTTCTAACCCAGTACAGTTGGCAAATGCAAAATCTCCGATTGTAGTGAGTGCGGGGGGAAGGGTTATTGATGCGAGACCTGTACCCTGCCTAAATGCATAAGCTCCAATCGAGGTCATTCCAGACGGGAAGGTCGTCAATGCGAGCTTTGGGCAGTACTGAAATGCGGCTGTTGGTAATGAGGTAATCCCAGAAGGGAGACTTGTCAATGCGAGCCTTGGGCAGTTGTTGAATGCATACTGTCCGATTGATGTAATTCCAGAGGGTAGGGCCGTCAATGATAGTTGGTAACAATTTAGAAACGCAAAATCTCCGATTGAAGTAATCCCAGAAGGGAGACTTGTTAGTACCATCTTTGAACAATTCCTAAATGTGTAATCTCCGATTGAGGTAATTCTAGAAGGAAGACCTGTCAATGCGAGACTAAAGCAATCCCTAAATGCCTGTTCTCCAATTGAGGTGATTCCAGAAGGAAGGCTTGTTAACCCTAGCTTTGAACAATCAGAGAATGCAAAATCTCCGAGTGAGGTAATTCTGGGTGGGAGACTTGTTAACTGGAGCTTTGGGCAGCGATAAAAACCATTGTCACCAATTGCAATTACATTGTCTGGCATATCTACTGATGTCAATTCCGACAAATAAGAGAAGGAATGCTCTGGAACAATTGTTCCTCGAAACTTAGCAGTAAACACCCTACCGGAACTATCGAGGGACGTATACTCTATATAAGGGCCTGTCGGTGGTGCCTCAAGGGCGCCGGTCACGCCGCCGATCACCACATCCTTCTTGATGTTCTCGGGCAGCATAGTGTCCGGTTTTTGTACCGTCACCTTACGCATGCCTCTGGCGCTGGTGGGCAGGATGACCTGATTGCCGGAGGGCATAGACAGCTCCACCGTCCGCTCCTCGGTAGCAAGCACCTCCATCACCTGACCCATGTTGACATCCAGGTCAGCGCCGGGAGAAAAAGTTACCGCAAACTCGATCATAGCGCACCATCCCGCAAAATACGCTCCACAGGCACCGTGAATACCTGGGATGCCATGCGCTGACCGCCTACGCCCACCCGGAGCTGTATCTTTGCGTCAATGCCTCTCCCGGCAGTAAGCGACAGGGTCTCGGCCTCCGTCAGTGTGCATGAGACAACATTCCCGTCCAGCTGTACATCCGACAATGCTTTTTCGATTTTAACCTGTCCGGCCTGCGCTACGGCCAAGGACAGCACCGTGATGCTCCCCGTGTCGATGGGCAGGCGGAATGTCAGCGTGGGCGTTGTACCTCGATACATGGGTATCCCTCCTCATACTTTAGATTTGCGATGCTCAGTGGTTGGCCGTCTGCTCCAGATCGGCCAGCCGGTGGTTGATTACCTTGATCTGCTCCTCCATCACCGGGACCCGGCGGGCGAAGTTATTGTGCTCCCGGACTTCCCGTGTCAGTTCGTCCAGTTTGGTGTCGGTGACGGCCTGCTGCGTGTCCAGCTTGGCCTGCACATCACGGGTGGTCTTGTTGCTGGTGATGATTACCCCCAGCAGCGACAGGCCGCCGGTGATGAGAGCTACGACTATTGTTTCCATTCAGTAATTTCCTTTCTCCTCTGGGGCTATGTTATAAGGTGGTATCACCTCCATACACCCCCATTTTCCATTGACCTGCAGCGAGACGATTAGGCTGTTCGCCGCCAAGCATACACCGCCAGATATGGCGGCATATTGTTATGAGCCTTCCCTCCGCCGGTCGCACCGGTTGCCGTGTTTCGGCTGATGTCAAATGCCGCCGATGCGTAGGGATAGTACCGCCCGCTGCCGCTCTGAACGCCCATATCACCCACGGTGAACGCCTTCTGGCTGTTGGTGATAAAGCCGTAATACCCCGGCTGATTGGCCGGATTGTGCGTATGGCTCGGCATCTCATTTGCGGTCAGTGTATGCGCTGCTTCTCCGCCGCTGGCCCCAGCTGCGTATGTATCACCCGCAGCCAACAGGAATACATCCTTTATGCGTTCCCACGTCCCGCCTCCAAAAAGATCGACAGGGTCGGTGGCCGCAGTGGAGATATATACACTCCCCACCGGATGTGCATAATCCAGCAGCGTCGTCCCTCCTACCGCCAGTGTGCCGTCTATTTGTACATCCCTATCAAAATAAACATCCAGCCCCACTTGAATTGCGTTTGCCTTGTCACAGAGACGGCCCAGCCCCACAGATAGCAGATGCTTTGCCAGATGGTATAGAGCATACGCTGCCGGGAGGTCACGCAACGTGGAGCCAATGCTTTCAAAGGCATCGGTTGCCACAACCCGAACTTCGTAGCGTTTGCTTTTGTCTGCGGCAAACACGGCAGAAATATCAGCAGGATCGTAGTTTCCCGCCGCCGGTCGGCCTGCCGTAGTCCAATCTTCAGCGCCGACTTCCCTATACTGTACCGCATATGCTGCGGTGTTTTTGGCAGAAAGAGAAGTAATGGCCCCGGAGAAAGTCACCTTGCCATAAGTTCCAGCCCGGTTTGCTGTGCCATCGGCATTGCAACGGGCGGCAGAAATAGCAGTAATTGCTGGTTTGCTGTAAGCAAGGACAGTGATACTTTGTGTCTTTGTAGTCGTGCGCCCCCGGCTATCTGTGACAGCACAGGAAACAGTCAGTTCGCCAGAACCGGGCAGATAATCCGTTGTACCACTGGCCGATGTCGCAGCGTAAATGCTGCCCACCTTGATACTGTAAGACTTGATGGAACTGCCCTGCACCCCGGATGCGGTGATATCTACCTTGACCTTGCTACGCAGCTGCACATATCCACCATAGGTGTCGGACACTCCTGTTGGATCGCTGATTGCAACAGACAGGGCCGGAACCACGGTTGACGGCACAGCAAGCTTAACAGCCGTTGACCACGCCCCAACATAGGTGCTGCCGTTGTACGTCTTGACCGTGAGTGTGAGCGCCACAGTCTCTGCGTTTGGCGCTTGCTGTGCCAGAGACACAGGCGGCGCATTCCAACTGTACGATGTGCTTACATTCTCTGCAATCAGTTGATCCTTGACGCTGCCGCATGTGTAATAGAGTTTGTGCTTAAAGCTGCTGCTGGCCCGCTTGATGGTGATGGTCAAGGTCTCCCCCAGCGTGGAGCCGCTTGTGGTGGCCGTGGACGCTCTTGGAATGGTGGTCAGTGCCACCGTTTCCGACAAGGACAAATGGCGTGGTGTGTAGGAGCTGTCAAAGCCACAGTCCCACTCTGCCGTCAGCGCAATGCTCTTCGTGCCGTCTGCATTATGGCTGACTGTAATAGTCTTGCTGCCCAGTTTGTACCATCCGGTGGAACTGTAATTATACGGATTCCATCGTTTTTCGCCCTGAAGTATATAATACGCTTCGCCGCTGCTCTCGTTTTGGGAATATCCGGTTCCGTCATATACCCACAAATCAAGACTTAATGTACTTTTGTTGTCTGCGATAGACTGGCCTGTGATTGACCAATCCAGACGCAAGCGCCAGCCTTTGTTTGTGCTGCTGTAAATGGACGCCATGTTCTCAACTCCTGTCAACTGGCAATTACATCGCCGTTTTCGTCCTCCGTCCAAACCACGTTTCCGATGCAGAGGATAGATACCTTGATACGCATTGCTTCCACGCCCTCTGCGGTGATCTGCAACTCCGGTGTGTTGTTGCGGACAAACTGCAACACATCATTATCCAGCCGCAGCAGGATTTCATTGCCCGTTTCGCCAATGATTAGGCCGTCAGACGTAAACCGGAAAGCCTTTGTGATCTCGCTGTACTTGCTTTGCAGATCGCCGTCCACCTTGTCAATGCGCTCGGTTACCTTAGTGATGTCAATGCTCAGCTGGTCAGTCAGCACAGACAGCTTTGTGCTGACCTCCTCTTTGTAGCTGTCAAAATCCCCGGTTTCTACATAGTTTTCCAGAGCGGACAGGATGATGGAGTTGACATTCTGCTGCAGATCGGTAATCTGCTGGTGTGTGGCCTGAATCACTTGGCTTGAAGATTCGTCCACCCGCTCAGAAATCTCCTGCCGTGCGCTTTCGATGCGTTTATCCGTTTCACGCTTGGCATCTATCTGCGCCCCCGTGTAGGTTTGCTGGGTAGCGCCCAGCGTGATTTGTGTGTTGCCGGGGTCAAGAATATCCGGGGCCAGCTCCATCAGCGGATAGGACGCGCTGTAGCCGTGCGGATTGCTGAAAAGGGCCGTCATCCGGCCCACCCGGAAATGCTGGATGCCATCTTGCCAGCCCAAATCCACCGCCTTGCAGGTGATGGTCTCCGGCATGGACAGGCCATTGTCAGCCAGCGCCGCCTTCGCCTTGGTCTGAAGGTTGGCGGCAACAGTCACATCATCCCATTTGATGTGCCGGGTAATGCGCCCGTATGTGGCCATGCCAGACTTGCTATAAATAGTAAGCCCAGATTTAACAAGGTCATCTGTCAAATCACCATCTGGCAGCGCTTCGATGGTCAAGCCGTCCTTGCCCTCTGGCAGAATAGCGGTGTAAATGTTTGTTCCGTCCGTCTCGCTGGAAAGGTCAAGGAGATTCTCAGCAAATTCCACAGACTGCGTATTTGTGAGCGGCAACGCAGCGTAATAATCCAGATAGTTCCCGTCATCCTCATATCGAATCAGGAGATACCCGCCCAAAGCCGATTTAATCAGCTTGTCGGATATCGTGGACATCGCCGTGGCGTACTCCTCAGAGCTGCGGGTAATGTAATTGTTCGGGTCGGACACGGTAATCACGCCGGGCTTGATCTGCTGCTCTGCGGTCACCTGCGCATTGTGCTGTGACAGAATCCAGCGGAAGAAAAACTCCACCACATTCCCGCTTGCGGCGGCGGCCTTATAGGAAGCGTCCTCCGTAAAGTCCTCTGGGAAGTTGAACGGTGGTATGATGCTGTCATTCAGTACCGCCATAATGCCCTCTGTTTCGATTTTGTGCGCCCCATAGAAGTCTTTTGTATCACTGGTGATTCTCCCTCTATATATGGGCAAAGTGCCGTCCAGCAGCTCCACAAGGCCGCTCATGCGGCGCAGATTGCTTAAATAGGGATGTTCTGCGTCCACCGTAAAGGACATTTCCCCGGCCTTGCTTACTGCCAGCTTCACAGAAGGATCGCGGATGATTAGTTTTTCATCCGCAAGGCGCATATCATGCAGTATGTAGTCCTTGTATTTTAGCTGATACATTACATACTCGCCTCCTGATACGTCACAGTGATACTTCCCGTTCCGCTTGCGACTTTGGCTTTCAAGATGTTGTTGCCGGCCGCAAGCCTAACGGCTGGCAAAATGTGATCCCCTGCGCTGACGTTGATTGTGTTGCCGCCCCAAAGCAATACGGTATCTTGCGCCACCGTGATTGTTGGGATAACAGGGCGGCTTTCATTCGGTAGCGCAAGCTGTTTATACGCCGTGTCCAAATCAGACCGGGAAACAGTGGTTTTTGCGTTCTTGTATTTCCACGGGTCGCAGTCAACCGTGACCGGGATGGTCTGCATCATTTTGACAAGCTCCACTTGCCCAACGGAGCACCGCCCACTGTAAAAATGGGCGGTGTCCTCGGGGAATGTTATTTTAACGTGCTTGCCGTGGACTTTGTTGCAGAAATCGGAAATCGTAGCAGGCCATGTCTTGCCGCTCACCGTGTCCACGCCGGTGAGCTTCAGTGTAATAGTACGGTTCTTATAGGTGACTTCTCCGGTCAACACTTCGGACGCGTCAAGCAGACCGTCCCGGCCCGGAACATCGATCATGTTCGTGCGGACTTCCGGCAGAGCTATGGACTTGCTTGCAAGCAGCAGGCCGTATTCTGTGTAAGTGTCTTTTCCGTCAAAAAATACTTTTCCTATCATACGGCCCTTGCCCTCCTCGCATTGATTTTGGCTAGTTCTTCATCCATGCCGGGGGCAAGCAAACCGACAACCTGACCGCTGTCCATGATGACTTTCATATTTGCCAGCATAGGCAAATATTGTTCCAGCAGCATTACAATTTTTCCGGAATCGCCGCCCCAGCTTGTGCTTGCTGCTCCGTAAGAACCACTTGTATAGTGCCTGCTGATGTTCGCATCTGCGGTAATTGTGCCAGCGTCAAAGTCCATGCTGTTTTCAATGTCCTTTTTTACGGACTTGAATTGATCGTCAAAGCCTTCGCCTAAGCCTTCAGCCATAAAGCCGCCAATACCGGCGAACACTTTAGACGGGGAGTGGATGCCCAAGAAATCCTTAACTCCACCTACAATTCCACCGAAAAAGTCTTTTACTTTTCCAGAAACCCACGAACCCATGTTTTTGATGCCGTTCCAAAGTCCTTCGACTATGTTCTTTCCGACATCGAAAATTGCAGGGATGCCGCTGATAAGCCCCTTCACGATAGACGAAATAATCTGGGGAATTTTCGATACCAAATTCGGTATGGCACGAATCAGTCCATTAGCAAGTGCAGCAATCAGCCTGATTCCACCATCTATCAGCTTCGGCAAGTTGTCAATCAGCTTATCGACTATGACATCAACCATTTCCAGAACACAGTCAATCAGCATATCGATGTTGTCAAGGATGCCGCTTACAAGCGCAATGATTAAATCCATGCCAGCAGCAACAATGCTCGGCAGGTTTTCAAGCAAAATCTGCACAGCCAACGGAATGATTGTCTGGGACGCTTCTGTTATGAGTTGCGTAAGCCCTTGGATGATGATATTTATACGCGGGATAATATTTTCACCAACGGTAACAAGACTATCAACGAACTGCTCTGTAAGTGTCTTAAAATTGGCGTTATCGTCAGCAATGCCAACCAGCAGATTGACCCATGCGGCCTTCATGGATGAAACAGAGCCCTGGATGGTGGTGCTTGCTTCATCTGCCGTTGTTCCGTATATGCCCATTTCAACTTGAACATCATGGATTGCGCTGACAATATCCGCATAGCTTTCAATGCTGTAATTTGTGTATTTACCTTGGGCAGCGTTTAGAGCGTTTGCATCGTCAATAAGGCGCTGCATTTCTTCTTTTGTTCCACCATAGCCAAGCTTCAGGTTATCAAGCATGGTATAGTTCTGCTTTGCAAACCCCTGATAGGCGTTCTGGATAGATGCCATATCCGTGCCCATTTTATTGGCATTATCAGACATATCCGTAATTGCAACATTAGCCATGTCTGCCGCAGCTTCTGTATCACCGCCAAGCGATTGCAGCAAGGACGCAGAAAAACTTGTAACTGTGTCCATATATTCGTTAGCGGATAGGCCAGCAGTCTTATATGCATTTGCTGCATATTCTTGAACTTTTGCAGAGCTATCCTTGAATAGCGTATCAACGCCACCGACCAGCTGTTCATACTCAGCATAGTTGTTAAGCGCATTTTTCGTAAGCACAGCAATGCCGGTAGCAGCCGCACCTACAGCTGCGGCGCCGACTTTAGCCGCAGTGGCAAGCCCATTTTTGAATTTTCCTGATAATGTCTCTACATTTTCGCTTGCCTCGTCTTGCACAGATATTTTCACAAACAGATCAAGAAGATTCATGCGTTCACCTCGCTCTCTTTGTAAATTCTGAAAATTATTCGTGACATTCCATTGGGAGTATGGTATGCTATCGGCAAGGAGGGATTATTTATGATAAGTTTTAACAAAGATTCTGCGTGGGACTTAAAGCCGATTCCCGTTTCTGATGTGCGTGGCGAAGTGAATGGCTTGTTGATTGATGGGGAAGAAATCGCTGCCGCATTTAAGACCGTCCGCGACCAGCTGATTTTTACTAACAAGCGAGTCATATCGGTTGATGTACAGGGGATTACAGGAAAGCGCAAGTCCTTCAGCTCTATGCCCTATTCGAAAGTGCAGTTTTTCTCCGTGCAAACCCCAGGATTTGCCGAAATCATCCCGGATAGCGAACTTGTTCTGACATTCTCCAATGGTTATGTCGCAAAGTTTGAGTTTAAGGGAGGCACAGACATCGGGAAAATCGGAAGAATGATTTCTGATTATGTCCTCAAGTAACGCATATTCGCCCGCCGCCCCTTCACGGGGCGGCTTTTTTAACTTGTAACCCGCACCGATTGACAATATCGCTGGTGATTTCTTCACAGGAGCGGTTGTCTTTTTTGCTCACATCTATAATTTCAATATATCGCTTATCGATTGACACGCCCGCGCATCGCTCGCATATTACTTTAAGCAGGTCAGCAGCATAAATTCGATATGCTTTTTCTTCTGCATCCTGCTTATACCGCGCTACACAGTATGACAGAAATGGCTTTACTCTTTGGCTTCCCCGATATTCTCCTGCACAGAGCCGGACGGCGTTTCTGCCGTCTCGGTCTGCGCAGATGTAAAAAGGTCTGTAAAGGCCTCGTCCGTCATAAGCTCAGTAACATCAACCAACAACTTGGCAAGCGTCAGCCCGGCGGCATATTTTTTTGCAGTCACGCCTTCCACAGCCGCCAAAATTGCGATCAGATCTTTCTTGTGCCCACGCAAAAGCAGCGGAGCAGATTTCTTAACCCTTGCCAATACAAAGTCCTTTGCATTTACGCCATCCGGGAGCTTCTGACGCTGAAACAACGCTGCGGCTACTTTGTCCTCGGCTATGTTGGCAATAGGATCGATAATGTCTGCGATAACATCAAACACTCGCTCCCCCTTAATTTTTGACAGTTTCATGGTGTTACGCCTCCGCCGTACCGGCCTTGATGTAGATCTCAAATGGCACAGTGTCCTGTGCGCTCATGGAGTAGTGGGCCGTATACTCAAATGAGAACTGCCCCTTCGCCTTGTCGCTGGTCTTCAGCTGGAAGCCGCCGGTAGACAGTGCGTTCATCAGGTGGATGGCGATGAAGCCGCCATTTTTATCTCCGTTCTTGTCGGAGTAGTCGCCCACCAGCCAGATGTCGGCAAAGTCAGCGTCCGACAGATCGTTCCGAGGCGTGACCTTCCCATCGCTGGTACCCACATCGGCAGCACCGCAAAGGCTCTTTGCAATCTTGGTGTCTGCGTTAATGAACGTACCCGCAATCTTCGCCTCCCAGGAATCCACCCGTTTCAGTTCCTTCATGTTCTTGGGGCAGTTGTCGATGTCCTCTCCATAATCCTTATAGGTGGGCGTTGCGGTAAAGCTAATGCCGCCGGTCGTCGCGCCAATCTGCCCCGATTCCCCGATGGTGCCGGTGGCCGGGGTAAAATCGGTAGTCAGAATACCGGCGTTGATCTGGAGCTTTTGAAATGCATCGGAGGGAATTTTAGTGAATTTCATATTTTCTTCCTTTCATCAGTTTTGCGATAGGTATTCTACCGTGATGTTGAGATACCTTCGCTTGATGTTTTTATCGCTTTCGTCCGCAATATTCTGACACCACGGGGAGCCACGCTTGATCCACATTGCTCCGCCGTCATAGGCGACCATACAGCCGCCCATGCCGATTGCGTCGCTGATTTCTTGTGCCTTTGCGTTGGGCATCGCTTCGCTCTCGGTGTAATACCAAAGGCTGACCGTCAGCGCGATTTCGCCGCTCTCCCATGATCCGGTGATAAGCTCATAGGTCAGCCACGGAAAGGTCGCGTCTTCCGGCACATTCGAGGTCGGATACGACGGGAGGAATTGGGAAAACCACGCATGGAGTGCCTTGTCCTTTGTCATTTCGGCAGCTCCTTTCGCTCCGCGGTGAAGAATTTCAGTGCTCGGACGGTCGCCCCCGCAGACCTTGGCGCAGCTTTTTCCTCGGGATTCGAGGTCACACGATAGGTAATCCCCGTTTCCGTATCGCGGAAATAATCGTTGTACTCGATGGGAACGCTCTGATTGACCAGCGCGGAATATACCGAGGTAACGCCGTCCTTTTCCGCTTTTCGCGCCTCCATCGATGTGTCAAGAGACTGGTAATTGTGGAACTCCGCGCCCTCTTCCCACGCAGTGATGTAGCCTCCCGCACCGTCAGGCGTGCGCTTTTTCTCCATCAAAATGCACTTGTGGGCAAAATCGTCCAGTAAACTCACGGTTCCACCCCCTTGAGCTTGCGCCAGTCATTTAACCGGCCTTTAAAAGCGCCCTGCCAGCCCGTCCCGGCGCTCGTGTCGGCATTTCCGCCGCTTGCCTTTGTGTAACTGTACCCGCCGAAGCTTTCGCTCGTGTACGGGCTTAAAACGGCTTCACCGTTCTTTTCTTCCCACGCGGCGATATCTTCGGCAAGCAAAACCACAGCCTTCGGAACAGCCAACACCCACACCGTTCCGGTAAAGGTTTCATCCGTAAGGTCAGCCGCCGGATATTGATGCAGACCGTCATTAAACACAGAGCCGCAGATGCGGAAATATTGATTGGTCAGGAGAAAGGGCAGCGCAATGCTGCCGTTCTCCACGGCGAACGTGCCCTCGTGAATCTCCACAAGGAACCAGTTGTTCAAGTGCCGTAAGACTTGTTCAAGCATTACGCTGCCCTCCTATTTAGCCCGCGCCGGCCACAGAAACGGTAGCCACGGCAATGCCGTCCAGATACTCAGCCCACAGCTTCATGCCCATGATGGCGTACATATCGCCCGTGGCGCGGCTGTAATCGCCGTCAACATGGACGCCGATCAGGTTGGTCTCGCCCTTCACGGTGTAATTCAGCCCCAGCTTGGCAAAGTCGCTGTCGCTCGGGTCTACATAGTACAGGTCGATGTTCTCCACGGGCAGAGCAATCACCTTCTTGGAGGCGATGTACTTCTCGGGCAGCAGGAACAGGGTGCGGTAGCCCATGAAGTTCTCCACGTAGTTGATGCCGAACATCGTCTGCACGGTGATCTCCTTGTCGCCCAGATAATCGTAAGCGTCGATGATGTTGGCAAAGCCCACCACCTCGGTTACGTCCTTATCCAGACCGGCAAACTTGTCCAGCACCTTGCCCTTAGCCATAGCCAGAGCACGCTGCCACGTTTTCTCGGTCACCTTCAAAGTGCCGGTACCGAGGAAGGTGTAGAAGTCGGTCAGGACCTTGTTCTGCAGGGCCACGAGGAAAGCCTCGTCGGTCTTCTCCACGGCAACGTCAGCGCCGTACTTTGCCACGCTCTCGATGGTCACGCTCTTGGCATACTTGGAAATGTCGATGTCGCCATAGGCAACAGGCGCCACCTTCATCTTGGTAAAGGGAATCTCGTCACCCTCTGCCACGGTGCCGCCCTTGAGACCGCCGTCCACGCTTGCCTTGTAGGAAACCAGCTTCGTGCCGGGGGCCTTGCGAATAGGACGCATGATGCCCATGATGTTGCGCAGCGCGTCCCAGTTGTCAGCAAAGCGGGACACAAAATCCACTTCGCGTGCGGAAGTAGTAAACTGTGCAGAAGTTGTTACGTTAGTTTTCGCAGCCATAAATAGCTCCTTTCAAAAAATCAGTTATTTTCGCTTGCCATCAGATCGGCAAGCGCTTTCTGGCGCTCCGCCGTAGACATCACATAGCGGCCTTTATCGTCCTTCTTGTAGATGTCCTCTCGGGATTTTGCGCCGCCGGTGTTTGCCGGGGGGTTGGCGGGATTCGCTCCGTGCGTCTGTGTGGTGGAGACAAGCCCCTTGTAGGTGCCGTCTACGAGCGCATCAAGGCTCTTGGTGTCCTTGATCTTGTCGCCGTCCATCTCCAATGCGGCCATTTCTTCGCCACAGCCGCGCATCGCAAGGTCCAAATTCGCGCCGGTGATGTTTTTGCTCTCAAAGTAAGCACGCACGGCCTTTTCCTTTGCCGCCTTGCTTTCCTTTGCCGTGATGTCGGTCTTAAAGGCTTCAAAGGCCGAGTGTTCCTTCTCGTACTTCTCCTTGTAACCGCCGTCACCCGCTGCCTTGAGGTCGTCCAACTGCTTCTGCACGCCGGGCAGCTTCTCCGCATCGGCCTTGTAGCGGGTCACATCCGCCTTTAGGCCGTCCACGGTGTCGGTATGCGCCTCGATGATGGTATCAACCTGCTCATCGGTAAGCCCCATACCCTTCAAAAGTTTTCGTGTAAGTGCCATGACACTATCTCCTTTTCTTCGGTTCCGTTCCTTCGGAAACGATAGTTTTATAAAAACCGCTGTCCTTTGCGGTAATTAACAAAAAGAGCCAACTGCATACAATTTGTAAGCAATTAGCTCCTATTTCAGTTCGTCCTCCAATATCTTCCGGTATTGGATGGCATGGTCGGCGGCAGCAGGTTTCAAAAACGGCTGTGCCTTGTTGCCACGCGTGTAATGCCAATTTCCCTTTGCGTCCTGATACACCCACGGTGTAGGCCGTCCGCCGCCACCTTCGGCGTAAATGCCGGTTCCTAATTCCACATACGCACCGTACTCAGAATCTGTTCCGATGATTGCCGCCGGTTCCTGCTCGTCTACCACATGAGTAATGCTGTTGCGCAGATTTCCGGTATCCACGGGGCACAGCTTTTTCGCATATCCCTCTGCCACCAGCCCGCATTTTTCAAGCCCGCGCAGCAGCGCCGCTTTGATGGCAGCAGAGACTTCTTTGCTGTTGTCGGTGATTTCAACGCTCATCACAAAATACCTCTTGACTTTTTTACGGGGATTGCATATACTGACAGTGAGGAAACTCGTGTTTCCGTTTTTCGAGCCGAACCTCTTCCCGTTACTGGAGGGGGGGCGGCTCATTTTTTATACCTTCGTGCGAATAGGAGAGAACCGTTCTCTTCCAATGCAATCACATCAAAACCGAACCCAGTGCTAACCACGCTGCGAACTGCTCTATCATCTACAATGCGTATAAGCTCATCGGTATTGATGGATCCTATGCACTGTAACACAACCCCTCCAGGAGTTTTTGCAATCTGCTTTGTGGCTTTTCGAATCGCCATATCTGCCGCTTTCGCTGTTGATATACTTTTCAATTCCCACTGTTTACCGCGCCACAGGTAGTCCGGCGTTTTTATCCCCTGCGCATTCGCTTCTTTCAACAGCACGAACTTCCCGCCGAATTGATCTCTGAGTTGGTTTGCAACTTCGATTTCGGTCTTGTGCCCTTTTATGCGGTATCCGTTCTCGTATCGCACCTTACCCATGCGGGGCTTGGCGGAATCTATGTATTTCTTCGTAACATCCTTTGCAGATTTTTCGCTCCCCATGTGATATGGGGATAACTGTTTGCCGCTGTATCCCTGCTTCGATGCTTCCCACTGCGCATATGTCATGTCAGATATAAGCCCGTCGCGTGTCCTACGCAGCCCGTCTGATGTATCTACCCCATCCACGGCGGCAATCAGCGTACAGCGGCAGTTATATATCTCCCACGGTGGTCCTTGTGGGTCGCCTGGAAAACGACAACCGTTAGAAAACTTCTTGTCCTGCGCCACTTGTTCGCCGTCAAGCATGGCATGAGAGTGGCGTGTACGCGCGTCCAGCGTAGCCAACCATTCTTTTTTGAGCTTTATCCCCATCTTCTCCGCCGCTGCGTAGCTGTCCATGCGTCCGGCATTCTGTGCGCCGGTCACGGCTGTACGAGCGGTGCGGATGGCGGAATCGCGGCTCATGGTGGTAATGCGCTTTTGCAAATCATCCGCCATGTGCTTGATGCTCTTTCCCTGCAAGATGGAGCTGGTGACGCTTGCCGTGATTTGCTTCTTGCCATACGCGAGGTCGATGCCGCGTTTCAGTGCCCTGTCCTTTGGGTAGTACGGCATTAAGTCCGGCTGCTCTACCATAAGCCGCTTTACCGTCTGCTCGTCCCACAGGTCAAAGCCGATATTCCCGGTGACACGTTCAATGGTGTAAGCCGCATAATTGCGGTTCAGGCTGTAAATACCCGGCGTCGCATCGTTGGTATAGGACACCGCCACAGCGTTTGCATCGGTCGCCCTCTGCGCAACCTTGTTGCGCATGGCCTGATAGCGTTCCCCGCGCCCGATCTGGTTGAGCCGCCATTGTTTATAGTCGGCCTCCGTCCATTCCTTGCCGTTCTGCACGGTGCCGATCAGAGCCTTCATTTCCTCGTCGCGCTTTTTGAATTGCTCAAAATATGCGTCGATGGTAGCTTGCAGTTCTTTCCCCGCCTCGCGGTATAGCGTTGCAATACGCCGCTCCAGCTTCGCAAGCTCCTTATCGGTCAGCTTGTGTCCGAGGTCACTGTTCGCCATCGCCGTTCACCTCCGGCGCATCCGGTTCCGCAAAGCTCCGGTCAATCTCTTCTGCCGCCTTCCGCTTTGCCATGTCCTCGTACTGGTCAATGTCGCCGTTGATCGTCAACAGCTTCTTTGTAATGTACTCGTCATCGTAATACGCCGCGCCCAGAAGGATGTTCTGCGTTTCCTCGCTCTTGTTGATGATCTGATTACGCGTGTAGCTCGGCTTGTCCTCAATGCCCGCAAGACGCAGGATTTCCACAATAAACCGCGTGACCTCGAATTCAAACTTATCCGTTTTCAGGTCCAGCGGCACATAGCTGGCCTTGATTGCGGTCGCCGTCTGGTTCCCGGCAGATACCGCCGCCGCGTCAAAGCACTGGAAATCCTCGTACAGCTTTTTCTTGAGCATATCAATGGTGCTGCTCGTGCCCTCATACGGGGCCTCGATGGTTTTGCTCTCCACCTTCGCGCCATCGTCGCCGTTGGCGTGGGCAACATGGGTGGTTTTCAAGCGCTCCACAAATTTCGCGTCGGCCAGATCGTCCATGCCGTTGCAATTGGAAAGCACCCAATAGATCAGATTGCCCTCGTCCACATTGTTAACCATGTTAGAGGACGCAAGGTCGAGCGCGTCAATGGTGTTGCGCTTGCCGACGATCTCGGAGAGACACCGCTTGTTGTTTTTCAGCGGTACGATGGGGAAACTCGGATAATTCCCGCCGTCGTAAATCTCTGTTTCGCCGACCTCCGCCTTGCGCTCGATCAGCTTATAGCTGCGCTTCGGCTGCATAACGGCCATATCCTCGCCGCTGGGCTGGAAATACTCGGTAAATCCGTCGATCTCATACAGCGTCGCTCTCAACGGCTTATCCTGTGCCACCTGCCAGAACCGGATACCGGCTTTCATTGCACCGTCCTCTTCATCATAGAGGGGGACGAACTCAAGCAGAGAGAACACCCGCAAATGCGTCAAATCCCAGAAGCCGAAGGACACGCCTGCGATTTTCGCTTCACGCGCTGCATCCATGACTTCCTGGTCGAAGTCCGGGCATAGCTTGTTCGGCGTTTCCTTCTCCGCAAAGGTTACGCCGTTACCCAGAAGATAGGAAACTTCCTGATCCACCGCCAGACCGAAGAAGCGGCTGGCCAGTTTATGGTTTGCCGTCCACATATCCGTGTGGGCACGGCCCTGCATATCGTAGATGATCTTTTCATAGCGGTTAATGGTCGGATTCAGGCCATTGTAATATTCCTCAGCATCCGCCGCCGTCTTATATGCGTGGGATTCACGATGCGCGTTGATCGCGCTGCGGATAAACTCAATGCGCGCCTGCTCGTTGTCACCGACTGCCACGAGGTCGTTATATGTTTTGATAGCTGCTCACCGTCCTATCTGTTCCAAAGTGGTGTATAATCGCGCCGATACGCCTTGTTCTTCAGGACTGTATAAGCAAAATAGCGCGTCTCGTCCATTGCGTGATCGTTTTCCTTGATTGGCCTGTCATCTGTGGATTTTTCGTCCCACCGATACAGTCCAAACTCTCGAATGCAGTCTTTACAATCTCGGTGTATCTTGATTACGCCGTCCTGCAAAAACCGCGCTGTAGTCATAATGCCATTGGTTACGTCGTTGCTGGCCTTTCGCACCATATAACCGCGCCGCCGCAAAACCTCGATAAACGAAGCGGCAGACGGGTCAACGATAATGCTTTTGACATCCGCCTCGCCAATGAGCTTTTTAATTTCGTCAGCGTATTCCTCGTCTGTCTTGTTCTTTTGGTTCTCGCGCCCGGAATAGTAATACTCGCGGACGCGTGTGGCCGTCTTGCCGTCCCAGCACCACAGCCCTGCAGAAAACGGGTTAAGTGTGCCGTAGTCGCAGGAAACATAGTATTCTCCCTTTTCCGGCAGCTCGTCCACAATGCAGCTCTCGTCAAACATGGGATAGATCAGCCCCTCGGCCAGCACCCACAGTCCACGGATGTAACGATCATAAAACACGCCCGTAAACATCGACTGATACCGCTCCAGCGTTTTCTGCGACAGCCCGGGGTTGTCCGTCATTTCAAAATGCAGATACAGCGCGTTCCGCTCTTTGTTCCTCTGTATCCACTCTGTATAAAACCAATGCTGTGGACTTCCCGGGTTGCAGGAAAACCACAGCTTTGCACCATCTACCGAGCAGCGGGTCAATGCCTGTTCCACGAACGAACGCGGCATCAGCACCACCTCGTCCAGCAGCGCCCCCGCCAGCGTGCGGCCTTGGATCAGCGTATAGCTGGCCTCATCCTTGCCGCCGAACACCTCAAAGTAATTCGTCACGGCTCCGCGCCGCACTTCCATCACCTTGTCGCCGCGCCGCCAGCGGATGAGATAACGTTCCTTTGCAAGGCTCATCGCCGTGAACGGCACGATGATGTTCTTGGTGCAGCTATCCACCGTGCGGCCACACACGCCGAAGCGCTGACCGCTGAAATTCTCCATCGCCCAGCGGACGAACGCCCACATCATGATAGAGGTCTTGCCGGAACGCACGGCACCGTCGCAGATCAGCGCATCATACTTGGAATAGGGGAAAGCAAGGATTTTCTGCTGCTTCGGGCTAATCATCGCTCTCCAACCCTTCCGCCATTTCACGCAGGCTCACACTCAATGCGTCATCCTGCGTGTTGTCAGTCGGCAAACCCAGCTCCACAATATCGCGCTGCCCAAGGTACTGTTTCCCCAGCCAAATCGCCATGCTTGCGTTCTTTGCCGCAAGCTGCCACTGGCTCCGACGCAGCGAAATTTTCCCCGCTCCTCGCTTTTGCTTAAATACCTCGGAAAAACTGGCATGATAGGTGCGCTTACACCAACTATCCAACGTTTTATCGGTCACGTCAAACCAGCCGCAGATTTCCTCAAGCGTGCATTGCAGGCCGCAGAGGTTCTCGAACTGCTTCTGATCTATTTCCTTTCTTGGCCTTGCCATACGCGCCCTCCTTTCTCGCAGTCAGCTTTCTCGCCACCAATGTATGCAGGCCATTCATGGCCCCTGTAATATCGCCGGACTTAATCAGCCCGTTCAGTGTTTTCATCTGCTGTGTGGATAAATACTGCTGGTTTTTCTTCAACATCCTCCGCGCAGTCACCTGAGCATCAGTCATGCAGAAGCACCGCCTTTTCTCCGGTAAACTTTTCCCATCGATCAATAATGACGTCCGCATACTTCGGATCGTACTCCATGCAGAAAGCGTGTCTGCCATTCTGCTCCGCTGCCATGATCGTTGTGCCGGAGCCAGCGAACAGGTCGAGGACATTCTCTCCCGGCTTGCTGGAGCACTGCATCTGGTAATCAAACAGCTTAATCGGCTTCATGGTCGGATGCTCCGCAGACTTGACAGGCTTATCGAAATTCAGCACAGTTGTCTGTCTGCGGTTTTTGAAGAAGTAGTGCTTCTTACCTTCCGTCCATCCGTAAAGGCAAGGCTCATGCGCGTCCTCTTCAATTTCGCTCTCACCGTACAGGCAAGGTTCATGTTTCCACTGGAAATCCTGTCTCCCCATCACAAGGGAGTTCTTCACCCAGATCAGGCACTGCCGGACACGCAGCATCGCATCTCTGCACGCGCCTCGGAAGTTATACCCCTCGCTGTCTGCGTGCCAGATGTAGAACGGAGCACCGGGCTTCATGACCATCGCCGCATTGGAGAATGCATCCGTCAGGAAACGCCTGAAGGCCGTATCCTCCATATTGTCGTTCTTAATCTTCCCGGCGGTGCCCTGATAGTCCACATTGTACGGGGGATCTGTGAGCAGCAAATCCATTTGTGCCCCCCCCACAAGCTTCTGTACGTCTGTCAAAGACGTGCTATCTCCGCACATAAGGCGATGGTCTCCAAGCTGGTACACATCGCCCAGTTTGCTCTTCGGCTCTGCCGGTAAAACGGGATCGTAGTTGTCCTCTACCACTGACGTGTCGAGTTCATCACGCAGACCCCAATCAAAGTCAAACGCCGACAGGTCAAGCCCCGGCAACTCATCAGCCAGCAGGTCAAAGTCCCAATCGCTCTCGTTGCTCTTGTTATCCACCAGCCGCAGGGCGTTCACCTGCTCCGGTGTCAGATCGTCCACGCAGACACAAGGCACTTCTTCCATGCCCAATTTCTGAGCAGCCAACGCTCTGCAATGCCCAATGACGATAACTCCATCACGGTCAATCACAATCGGCTGCACAAAGCCGTATTGCTTGATGCTCTCCGCAACATTGTTGATTTGCCGTTTATCATGCTTTTTTGCGTTGCCGGCATACGGCACAATATCCGCAAGCCGCCGTTTTGTGATTTCCATGCTTTCCTCCTGTTTTGTCAACAGCCCCCACCCCTTGGCTACAGTAACAGTCTTTCCCCTCCCATGCGGCCTTCTGGAAGCTCTCAAACATGGGTTACACAGTTTGCCAGCAGGTGGCAATGTCTTTTCCACAGCTCACTTCTGAGCGGTATAGCCGCACTTCCGGGCAGGCGCTATGCCATTTGCCCACGGCAGCGGCTCTCCGCTTTTGGTGCGGCATTGCAGTCCTGCCCTGCTTTAGCGCTTCAGGGAAAGTCCCCGTCACTCGCTGTGGTCTCCCCTTACGGGGCACCTATGCCGCATATTGGCCGTCTTCCCGCTTAGATTGTCACACGCTCATGCCCGCTTGAGGCCCCGCAAGCATCTCAAGCGCCGCTGTTCGGTCATGGCAAGGAGGACGCATCCTCACGCGCAGTTTTCAGCGAGCATTTTCATTTTCATGTAAGCCACGACGAACGGTCTCACATTGTCCTGGTGCTACCAGGCATCTTGTGCAGGCGACAGGATTCGAACCTGCGAACCCGAAATTTTACTATCGGAGCTGATTCCTCCCAGCTTCCGCCCGCATATATTTGTGCCGTGTGGGAGGTGCGACCTCCCGCCCCTGATCTTGGGGTGCAACGAGCGCACGGCATATAACAACAGCCCATAGGTTTCCCTACAGGCTGTTTGTGCCGGTATGACCTTTCGGTGCCCGAAGGTGCGCCCAATACCGGCGGCGCATAAGATGGAGGAAACGGGTTGAGTGGAAAGACGGGTGGATGACTATTCCTTATCATCCACTGTACCTATTGTAGCACATCATTAGGTGGAATTTGTGCCAACTTTCTCTGCAAAACCACAATATATGGCTATGTCATAGAGAAATTGCTCTTTCCGGCGGCTGAATGTCCGCTCACTTATCCCCGGCACGATAATCTTGTTGCGGGAATACTTATGCTTGCCCTGACAGTTGCGCATGATCCCCTGTGTAAGCTGTTTACGGATGCTCTCACTCTCCAAATCCCGCCCGCAACGGTCTATGGCGTATTCAACGGCCCGCATTTTCTTGGTTTCCGGCCAGTTTTCTATGGCGGCAAGCTGCTCCGCCTTGCTCTCTGCCGGTCTACCAATGCCGGGGGATCGGGGCATACCCTCTGTTGCACTGTTCCCTCCGCTCAGTATCTCGCTCCTTGCGTCGTTGTATGCCTGTACTCTCCGTGGATAACCTCTGACATAGGCAATGCACTCAAGCCGCACATCATACGGCAGCGTCTGTTTTCGGCTCATGCCAGCCTCCTTACTCTGCGTTGTTAATTAGTTTGTAGTCGCTCCGCAGAGCGTCCGCAATATCCTTCTTGGTCACATAGCCACTGTTTTTTGCGTCCACCAGCTCCACAAGGCATTTTTGCAGATACTCAACACTCATAGTGTCGTGGCTGTCCGGCGTTTCCTCCAACACGTGGAATCCAAATTTTGTAAGCAGCACTTCGGATACCAAATCCATATTCTGCTTTGTTCCTATCAGCTTTCCCTGCTGGTACGCTTTCATGGGGTTGTTGGGCAGGGTTTTGCCGTCAATTCTCATTTCCGTCCCTCCTTGATCTTGTCCATCAGAAGCAGCCGCACAGCTTGGCAGAGTGCATATACAAGGCTATTCTGCCAAATGCTCCGTCGCTCCTTAATGCGGCACATACCGTTCTCGATTTCCTCCAAGGCTTCCAGCATTGCATCCTTATTCGCCATCGCTTGCCCTCCGTTCGCCGTTTGCGCAAAAGAAGTCCTCGCGGAGGATGCAACCTGAACATGTCCCGTATTTGCACACCAATCTCCCGTATAACTTGCGTGTGTAGATGCAGTCCTTACACCGCACCACCGGAGCCACATCAGCGGTGGGAGCATCGCTTACTTCCCGCAACACTTTGGCGGCCTGCAAGTATGGGATTTCCTGTGGGCTCTCCGAAAACACATCCCTGGTGTAAACAGCACCGTGATAGCGCTTTGTGTTCTCGATTGCCCTCGCGCCGGCGTTCATGGCAAGCATGAGTTCTTCCGTGCGCTCGATGTATTCAGCCATTGTCAGCCCTCCTATTCCACGCCGAGATTGCGGTTTCTTCTGCCCAAGACTTTTTAAGTGCCCAAAATTTCATGTCGGCTCCGCACTTGCACTTTATCTCAGCACGCCAACCGTCATCACCAGAGGGGACACCATTGTACTTTGACCTGACAACGCCAATTTTTGTATTGCCACAGAACGGGCAGGGTTTCAATTCAGTCATTGTCAGCCCTCCTGTTCCATGCTCTGGCGAGATCGGAATCAACCGCCGTACAATCGTCCAAAGCAAATATCGTGTCGCATTCATCGCAATAAACCACGACATCGCGGAAATAGCTGTACGACCTATCAAAGTGAACATCCCCACCACAGAACGGGCACCGTTTGAGTTCATAATCAGCCATTGTCAGCCCTCCGCTCAAATCTAATTTTCATCTGCGCCGGGTATAAATCCACCTCAGGCCTGCGCTTTCCCGTCCAGCGCAATCCGCCAGCCTGTCCCACACACTTCCACCCGGCGGCGCGGAGGCTTGCGCCGTCCTCTGTGTCAAGTATGTATGTAACCAGCCGTTTATAGCCCATTGCCCTTGCCGCCCTCCACGCGGCGGCGTAAAGCATAGAGCAGGCGTTCCGTGTGCCATCCGTGCATAATCGATTTACTTCTAGCGTCCACCCATCGTCCAGATGTCGGCTCACCGGTCTACCCACAATGGCAACTCCTACAATTTCTTCCCCGTTGGAGCATCCGATGGAAAATTTATGTCCGACTACGGCCCCGTGGTGTCTGTGGTGTTGTTCCACATAGGCGTTTGCCTCTTTTAATGTCATCGGGCAAATTTCAAGCATTCTCAGTCCTCCTCACAGTAAAATCTGGAAATGTCATCCATACGCCAGCGAACTGTGTCCGAAATAGTGGAGTATAGATACCCCCCTTCCATGTGTACGGTCTTCACACCGTATATCTGCCGCGGATTCGTGAAATGCCCGAATTGCTTTTTCATGTGTTCCTCAATCTCTTCCTTGAAGATGATAGTCAGTTTCATTCCTTCGCCTCCAATGCTTTCTCTGCCTCCTTGCGGGTCAGGAATACGGTTTTGCCGAACGCAGCGGCGGTAACCCCGTACTGCTCTCTCAACCCATCTTTTACCACAAACACAATAGTTGTGCCAAAACTCCCGATATTCACAAAGTCAACCTTACATTCCCTTGCATATTTCGCACCGTCAAGAATGGCCCACACCGTATCGCCCACCTTGCACGGCAGCACCACCACGCGCCCGTCCTTTTCGGCATCGGCCAGTTCGCGCAGGCGGGTATAGCTGCAAAGGCTTTCCAAATCAGCAAGACGCATGAGCTTCAGCGCGATCTCGTCCGCCTTATCTTTCGGCAGAACTTCTTCCGGCTCAAGCCCCGTGTCCTCGTAGGCGGCGAGGCGATTCTTGAGTCGATTGCGGCAGTACAGCGCGGTGCAGTCAGCCATCGGCTTACCATGCTTACCCGTCCAATCCGCTTTGCACTTCTCGCAGTCCATCATTGCCTGTCCATCGGTGTCTCGCTTCGTCAGTCGTTCCATCACTCCACCTCCCATTTCAGTTCGTCATACAACTCGCTGAACCGCTTGTTCCACTTCCTTAGCCCGAAGAAACAGTACACGCCCAACACAATCCACAGTCCGCTGGCGATGTTTTGCAACAGATTTTCCATGTCACTCCACCTCCTGCATCCAGAACTCACGGCGGCATTCGGCACAGGACCCATAAGGACTTGCGCATCCCCCGTACGCATTCCTGTATTCGGAAGAAAAAAGCACGGGACACACACTCAAAGTTCCCCCGTCGAGAACCAGCGCCTCCGGGTATTGCTCCAGAAACACGCTCTGCCGCGTCTTACGCGGATGTGCAGCAGACCATTCCTCTACTTCTTTTACAACGTCCTCGGCCGGTATTCCCTCAGCCAAAGTAGGCAAATGTTTCCCAGTAACCTTATACATTCTTCTGTGCTCTTCAATAAACTTCACAGCATCCATATTGTCAACCTCCTATCTCATATGTCGTTTCCCGGCCTTTGCAAACCTCGCGCTCTGCCGCACATAGCGCTCCCGGGCGGCGGTGTTGGACCGATCCACCCAGGGCTTTTCCGCCAGCCGCTGGGCCTCATACGCCAGG